GAGGGGCTAGCTGGTGGGGCTAGCGCTCTTCCCCCGCTTTGTCAAGTTCTCTCGGCGTGTCGCGATTGCATAAGTAAAGGCCCTGCGGTCTTTGTAATCGCAGGGCCTGTTTCGTGCGCGTTCTGGTGTCAGAACGGGTCAGAATCGTAGAAGTGGTATAACCATGTCTGCTGTTCGGCTATGAGTTCCTGTCCTGTGAAGCGTACCGTCTCGGCTTTGGTCCAGCATCCGGCTCGCCTGTATCCTGCGATCGTCTCCATCTTGTCGAGGAGACTTGGAAGGTTGGAAATCGCTTCATGCGACGGAAATGACGCAATAGGGAAGCCGTTAATGAGCAAACGGCTTGGTTGGCATGTTTTGGCCTCCAAGGGTATGAATATCTCGGCGCTGACGACCTTTTTTAGGATGTTCATGTGAGTCTCCTTAGTTTCTGTGTTATCGCGTCCTGGGTGAGTTTTTTTGGTGTGCGCTGACCTTGCTCCCATTTCTGGATGCAGCTGAGGCTGACGCCTAGGTAGATTGCGAGATCCGCTTGTGTAAGCTTTCGTGCCTGTCGGATTGTCCGGAGATCATCGCTGAAGCCGGTCATAGGCGGATCCGGTATGTTCGTGCGGCTTCCAACGCTTCAAAAAAATCGTCCGTGCGTTTGATGCATTGGTTGCCAAACGAGACGTAGTAGAGGCTGTCGTAGGTGGAATATTGGATGTCCATGACTAACCTGTGATCGTTGACGAGATGCGCGGTTGTGACGATCATATCTGCACCTCAGTAGTTAAAATGAGATGCCGTATTGGTTGGCGAAGGCTACCGCGTCTTCGAAATGCGGGAAGACGGCCAGTGCGTTCGGCGTCCTGTAGACTCCATAGCCTTTGCCTTCTGGGATGATCCGCAGCGTTTCTCCGGCCGCGTTTGTGATTTTTGCACCTTCGAATATGGTTTTCATGTCGGCCATCATTAATCCTTTCTGTGGTGGTTGGTACATATCACAAGGTAGCACAATGTGATTACTTCCGCAAGTCGTTCCAGGCATGAGAAAGCCCCTCGCCGGTCGGAGCCAGGGAAGGGGCTGTTGCTTTTGGGTGAAAAATATCCCAACGGAATCAAGTGCGCAATTTTTGCACCCGGTTTTTAATCCACGGTGATCTTAAGCTTCTCAAGCTTGGCCTTGACTGCATCCTCGACGGCCTGGGCGATCTTGTCAGGGTCTGCTCCAATGCTTTTGGCCAGAGTATCCATGGCTGCGGAGAGGGCAGTGATCTGCGCCATGAGCTGCGGGATCATGGTGTCATGGATGCGGATGACGTCGCTGGTGGCGTCGCTGACAATATCACGCGCGTAGCGTCCGTTGGGGAGCTTGTGCATCCACTGTCCGCCAACTAGTCCGGTGTCATGCATTCGGATGACGTCGCTGGTGGCGTCGCTTATGATGTCGCGCGCGCAGCGTCCGTTCGGGAGCTTGTGCGTCCAGAATCGCATGATGTCTTCGTCGGTGAATGCCATATCGTTTCCTTCCAGTATTTCGTTGGCTCTTTTGATGATGTAGTTTGCGTCTAGGCCGTTTGGTGCGAGGTCTGGACATGTGGCATGATCGGTGCCGTGGATCTCCCTATGCAACCATACGTTACCCTTGGTGCCGTCGTGCCAAAGTCGTGGCCAACCGTATCTTCGTGCGATGTCCGCGCACAGTTGTGCCGATGCTTCCATACATGCGTCCGTGCATGGAGCGGAGGCTATGCCGCCTTCATGCTCGATACTGATGGTCGTGTTGTTGCTTTCATAGTTGGCGTCGCTCCAGCTTCCATCGCGCTCGTTCACGTATTGGTGGATTTCGCCACTGGATCCGATGCCGTAGTGCGCTGATGCCTGGCTGGAGGTGTTGAGGAAAGTGGCGTCCGTGCCTGCGAGGAAGCCGGCCATGATGTGCAATGTGATGTGAGTGACCTGGTATCCGTTGCGTCCGGTGTAGTGGTTCGGCGAGCCGATCCATTTAATTTCCATGCTTGGTGTCCTCGCTGTCGTCGGTGTCGTCGGTGTCGTCGGTGCGGCGGAAGATCTGGAGGAATCTCGTATTATCAAGGTCTGGATTGAGAAGTGTGAGATTTTCCAGGATCGATGTGACTTCCATGACGCTGATCCAGATGAGCACGGCCGGCACCAGCAGGTCGATTTTGTAGGGGATTCCGAGGTAGTGGCCTTCCGTGGCCACTACGTATGTCAGGAGGATAGCGCCGAGTTCGCCGAGCTTGTGCCATAGTCCCTCGCGCATTTTGCTGGATTTGAGTGTGCCACGGTAGACGGCTGCTCCTACACCGCTCACGTAGTCCATGACGATGAGAAGGCATGTGAGCCCCAATGCGAACATTTCCGCCTTGTCCATATGTTTTCCTTTCTGTTGTTGATATCGATTCCCATTATCTCATGCCGAGGAGTCCCATGCTCTTCAGGAAGCTCTCGCGGCGCGCCACTGTGTCGAAAAGCACGTATCCTTGTTGGATGCCTCTTTTGAGTGTTTTGAGCACTGGGCTGGCCCGTTCCAGCAGAATTGTGTTTGGTTTGAGGTCACGACGCAGCAAAGCGTAGGATTCTCGTCCGTCGTCCTTTGGAATCTGGCCGTTGATGTACCAGTTGCCCTCCTGCATGTCGTACCAGATTCCGTAGTTCTTACGGTTGAAGCCGAGTTCGCAGCGGAACAGAGATGCGCTTGTCTTGGTTCCTATAAGCGCTTCCGTGTCGGCTAGAAACTCGTTGTCCTGGGCGTAGCGCGCGTAGTTGGTGCCTGCGGTGAAGCGGCCGATGTTGGTGCGGCTCGCGTATTTCCTGAATTCGGCATCGTCCGCGTATTGGATCGTGATGCTCGAATCGTTATGCGGATACGTTTTGGTCTTGCCTTTTGTCGGCAATGTGAGATCCCACTCAGCAAAATACGGATTTACGACGTCGGCGGCGTTGGCCGCCATGTAGATTATGGTGCGGTCGTTGCGGCGGTCTACGGTCTCCCAAAATCCAATGAGAGAGTCTACTTCATCAGGCCAGTACATGCCACGTTCCGAAATGAATTCATCGAAGAAGATTATGGAGACTTTTGGAAGCGCAGAGGATTTGTAGGATGCGGCGGCGGAAAGTGGAACGAACACGCCGAGGGTGCTCCATTTTTCCTTGGTGCCTTTCTGCCGCATTTCCATGACGCGGCCGCGTATCCTCATCTCCCATTCCGGGAAGTATTCGGCGAAGGGTGCCAGGAAGTCGCTCACGCCGAGCATTCTGGTTATTTCCTTGTCGGTGCGGCGGAGGTAGACGAATTGCTCGCCGTTTTTGATATGGTTGCGGATTGCCCTTTTGACTATGCCGAAGGTCTTGCCGAGGGAGCGCGCGCCGATGACCATGTTGACGGGGCTTGGACTTCCGAAGAGCCCACTGGGGTCCCAGCGCGCGGATACGGGGATGCCTTTTTGTCCGGCAGTCATATGATCCTCCTTATCATCCAGCACCCCGTGTTCCTGATATACGCGCTTGCGCTGCCGCTGTCATGCGGAAGTGGTGCCGCGCCTGCTCCATACAGGTGATCCTTGTCGGTGATCCATTCCACGTGAGAGCTTCCGTCGTTGAATGCCCAATTAGTGTACCCCCATTCGATGAGCAGAATATCGCCCGGCTGGACTTTATCGGACGGCCATGCGGTAGTTGGCCCTCCCCTGGCTATTTCGGTGCCTGAGTTGACCATGGCACCGGTCCATGTGCCGATGTTCTTGGCGATGTCGGGCCGGATGCTGTTGATGGCCCACCAGATGCATGCGGAGCAGTCGGAATAGCCGGATGATGGCGGGTTGAGTCGCCCGGCACCTTGCCCGTATGACCATTTGTTCGCGTTATCCTGCCAGAGTTTGAACATCTTCGCAAAGTCGCTTGATGTGGCGGATGGTGTGTCGTCTCCGCCCTGGTTCGGCGCGTCCGGAGCTCCCGAACTGTTGGCGACGGGATACCAGTTTCCGCCGTTGGCTCGAACGCAGACGAGACCGTTGTGGAACTCCTTGTTGAATAGGATGAGGTTTCCGCCGTTTCTTTCGATACGGTAGACGCCGGACTGTTGAGTTACGGTGCCTCCGCTGCCGCCTGCGTCGCCGCCTGGTTTCGTGTCTGGGTCGCTGGATTGTCCGAAGTCGGGGGGGTCGCTGGTGCCATCCCAGGCTTTGAGCCGGGCATGCACGGTGTTGTACCGGTTTGTGTATTGTCCCAAGATGCCGTCGTTGAGGCATGCGCGCCAGATGGTGTCGAGGTCGCTGTTGCCTACCGTGGCCACGACTCTTCCGCATTGTCGTGGTGACTGGTGGTACATACTCATGGCGAAGATCATTGTTTTAACATTGTCTTCGGAGAGTCCCCAGGAGGTGAGGACTCGCACGTAGGCGGGCACGTCGTCCTGGATGAACTGGTTTTGCTGGATCTGGTGGATCTGGCTTCGTTGAGCGGCCGTGGTCCACGAGTTGCCTTCGGTTCGGGTGACGTATCGTGTGGTCCACCATGATTCGGTGGCCGCGTGTGCGTCCACGCTGGCGCGGAGGGTGTCGGCTAAGAGTGCGTATCCCTCCGCGTCCTCGTTTTTGCATCGGTTGAGTAGTGCGGCGGCTCTGGTGCCATACCATTGCATCATGCCTAGCGTGATCGGATCGTTGTAGTTCACGCTGCCCCAGTTCCAGTGTGATTCGACTTCTCCGATCACGTACATGGCGTAGAGCTTCTGTGCGTCACTGAGTGCCATATTCCATCACGATTCGTAGAGGAATCCGTCTGCGGGGCGGATGCGGATCTTCCATTGGCTTTTGAAGTTGCGGTTGACTCGGAGGAAGAGGCGGTAGTCGTCGCTGTCCGGCAGCTGGATGCTTTTGTTGTTGCCGGTGGTGACGTCGCCGTTCTGTCCGTTGCTGTAGGCCCAGATGATTCGCGCGTGGTCGCGGTCCAATACGAATGAAGCGTGCAGCGCGCACGCGTTGCCGTTGCCGACTTCCGGTGACACGGGGTCCGTGGAATCGAAGGGCACGGTTTCCTGGTTGTCACGGTAGAATCCTCCGAAGGTCGCGCCATTGCGTCGCACGCCTGCGATGATGCCGACCTGGCCGGCTTTCTTTCCGTCCTTGAAGGGCTCGATGAGGCTGGATTCCTTGACAGCGATGACCGCGACGTTTCGCGTCTCCCCGGCAGTACCGATCTGGACTCTGGACTGGAATCCGTCGAGGTCGATGCTGACGGGGAGTGAGACGCGTCCGGCTTCGGTCAGCTCGATGAGCATTTGGCCGTCCGCGTCGCCGAGTTGGAAAATGCCGTCCGGGCCGAGGTAGGAGCTTTTGGCGCGGTCCGCGTCGCTGACTTCCACGTATTCCTGCTGGCCGTATGCCTGATAGTAGTTTGGGCGCATGAACGTGTTTTGACCGGTGCTGAAGGGCGTGAGGTTACGGTCGATCTGATTTGTCGCATAGTCGGGCCAGTTGGACGTGATGCCGTCCACGCCGTATCCCTTGACCAGATCGTAGGCCACCGGATCGTTGATGAGCCAGGGATTGATCTTCACGCCTGCATCGTGTGCTGCGGTGACCATGCTTCGGCTGGTGTTAGCCATGCTTGGATTGCCGCAGAAGATGCCGGCGTTCTTCATCTCCGTCCACGTGTGCGGTTGTTTGCCGGAATCCCACGTGTAGCTCACGTATTTGACTCCTGCCTGGATAGCGCGCACACATTGATCCCAGCTGAAGCTGGTGAGCTCATGCACGTGCATCACATTGTATTTCCTCAGGAGGGCGATCATCGCGTCCGTCGTCGCGTTGGTCAACGATTTGATTTCGAAATCCACCGGCCGGTTGCCTACTGCCTGGAGCACCTGCTCCATGCTGACGGGTTTCCCGGTGGTGCCTCCGTGGACCTTGGCCTTGACGGTGCGTGCCATGAAATCGGCGTAGGTGATCGTGGACACGTTGGCGGCGGTGCCGCTCATGGTGCGGGCCGTGGATGTGTCGTGGAGGATGACGGGCACGCCGTCACTGGTGAGCTGCACGTCGATCTCGGGCACGTACCCGTGTTCCACGGCCCAGAGGATTCCCGGCATCGTGTTCTCGGAGAATCGGTAGGATCCTCTGTGCGCGTGGACGATGAGGTGCGAGTCGAGGGCGCTGTCCACTGTCTTTGAGGTCTTCGAGTCGAGAGCCTGGATGGCGTCGGAGTTGGCCTGCACCTTGTTCTTGAATTGCGTGGCGGTCTCAGGCGTTCCAGCGCCCAATGCGTTCAAGGACTGCTCGCTGTTATCGATGCTGGTCTGGATCTCGCTGGCGAGCCGCAGGCCGCTTCCAACGTCTGCGTCCTCGGTGTTGTAGGATGTGAGGCCGTCGCCGACGTTGAAGCCGATGCCGAGGATCGTGGACGAGTCGCCCTTCTTGTGCATCAAGGTGGGGTAGACGGTTTTTCCGGTGTCGGACATGACCGTGCTGTGGTTCAGTTTGACCTTGAGCGGATCAGTTTTGGTGCCGTCGCCCTTGAGCGTGCCATCGGTCGTGACGGTGGACAGTTTCGAGGCGGTTTCCTTGCGGTACTGTTCGATCTGCGCGTTGTAGTTGCCGGTGAGGGCCCAGTAGGTCGTGTCGGTGATGTTCACGCCTGCGGGGACGCTCTGGCGGCTGGTGTAGCTGTTGCCCTGGTGGTAGACGATGGTGAGTGGTTCGTAGGTCTTCGTCTTGTCCCAGTCGATGGGGTCGGCGAAGAGCGGCACGTATCGTGCTCCTATGTACTGTTTAGTTGCCATTTATCTCAGCTTTCAGACTTGGTTACCGGTGTGTAGAGGGTGATCTTGACCTTGTCCATGTCGGTCTTCAACTTGGCCACGTCGCTGGTGAGCTGGCTGACGTCGGGCACGTTGATGCCGTTGACGGTGGAGATCACCTGGTCGAGTTTCTTCATGCATTCCTCGACGGATTCGCGAAGTTCCTTGCCGTAGGTGACGGCTTCGATTTTGCTTGCCATTCCTCTTACTCCTTGTTGATGATCGGGTTGTAGCAGGTGTTTTCAATTCTAGCCACTTTTTTTTTAAGTTGGGTCAGGTCCTCATTGTCGGTCGGGCCTCCGGGCTGAGGGATGGATGGTTGGAGGGTCGCGTGGTCGTCGGGGCTTGCTGATGGATAGTAGAGGATGAGCCGGCCGTATTCCTCGGATCCGTAGACGGCCCCGGTGTCGAAGATGATGTCACTCCAGGATTGCGGGATGTAGGCCGTGAAATAGCCGTCCAATGTGAGGCCGAAGAACACGACCGATTTGATTCCTTCGGTGAGGATGTCGGCGAAGTTCCTGTTGATCCATTCGCGTAGGAGCTGTTCGTAGTATTCTTCGAATCCGGATGTCTTGAATTCGTCGAATTCGTCTCGGAGGGATTCGATCTGTTTCACGAGCTCGTCGTATTGTTCCTGTGTGACGTAGCCCTGTTTGAGGATCCATTTCAGGAGTGCGATGATCTTGTCCTCGTAGCTGATCGCCTCGCCGAAGACTTCCGGGATGACTTTTCCGGGCAGTAGCGCCCTTCCGTGGATTGGATCGTAGATGGTGGTCATTGGTCCTCCTTAAAGGCCGTTGAATCCGGTTGTGTAGAGTTGGCTGAAGCATGGTTCTAGGTCGTCGAATAGGCTTAACAGCGGGTTGACATAGAGGTCGAGCCATTCGCGCAACGCCTGGCCTTGTGATGCTCCGGTGAGTCCGTGTGTGCGGCCGATGTAGTCGGCGAGGCTGGTGCTTGCCCCGTCCGTGGTGGTGGATCCTTCGGAGTCGGCGAACACGCCCGTGTTCCAGTAGTCCTCCATGTTCTTGCCGCTCATGTTGATCTGCGGCGCATTGCTGTTGAAGGTCTTGGAATTGTTGGTGGCGCTGCTGCTGTCCTTGGTGGTGTTCTGTCCGGTCTGCTTCCACTCGCTGGTGGTGTCCTGGTTGTTGAACGGATCGAGCTCCGGATCGGCGAGACGCTTGAAGACGGGATTATAGACGGGCATTACCTCTCGCATGGTCCTGTTGAGGTAGAAGATGAACTGTTCTATCGTGCTGGCTCCTATCTCGCGGAGGTAGAAGTGATCCACGATCCTCTGGTTGAGGATTGGACGGAAAGCCTCATCATAGAGCTGGTAGTCGTTGAGTTTGAGATCGTACCCGTATTCGAGCACTTCCTTGAGTCGTGGACTTATCCTGGTCTGGATGAGTGGCACGTCATTCGGTGGTATCGCCATAATCGCCTCCGTCGTCGAGGTTATCGGATTCGCCGTTGGTATCATTGCCATCATATCCTCGCATGTCCACGTCGGCGGATCCGGTATGTTCGTGCGGGACGCCGTATTTGACGCTGATGTCCAGGCCGAAGCGTTCGTTGACCTGTTCGCAGAATCTACGTCGCGTGGCGAGCCTGGACCGTCTCATAAGCATGATGTCCTCGTTGTTGGCGGTCGCTTCCGCGTCGATCATTCGTTCGCGTTTCTCGGTGTTGGTGTTGTCCACACCGAGCATAGTTAGAGCGCGATACCAGATCTTCGTGAGCTCATCATCCATCTTGTCGGCCACGAACGGGGCTTCGAGGTTGAGGACGCTTGGCTGTAGGAGTTCGGCGCGGTTCTTGTTCGCGATAATCATTGGCTCGTTGCCGGTGATCTGCTGGTAGAGGTTGATGGCGTCCTGCCGTTGCCTTTCGTCGATGTCCATTATGTAGGGCGTAGCCTGAGCGTTGATGTTGATGTCTATCTTGCGGTCGATGTTCTCCAGGCGGCGGGCGAAGGATTCAAGGAGTGGATAGATCGGCGTGCGGTCGATGTTGTCATAGAGGACGATGGCGTTCGGCTTGTGGACTATCGCGCCCGGCGTGCCGAGCCGTTCGGTCCAATACCATGCGTGGCGTGTCCAGCCGATGCTGCCGTTTGCCGGCATGAGTTTTATCTTGTTCGGATTCCAATAGAGATTGAGCCTGCTCATCGGCGTGGCCTGGGCGAACGCGTAGGAGCCGGTGCCCTCTCGGAGTTCGAAGAAGCCGCCCATGCCCCAGTTGAGCATGCAGTATTCGACGAATCGGCTGTCTATGCCGAGTTCGTCGAGGCCGGTCCATTCGAAGGCGCTCATGGCCACGCAGCGCAGCCTGTACATCCAATACTGGTAGCTGCGCATGTTGAGGCCGAGCGTCTGCCATTTGTGCGCGTAGCTTCGGCCTCCCATGAGGATGTTTTCTGGCAGGAGGTCCACCGCGCTCAGGCTTTTCTTGTTGCTCATTAGTACCTGTACCCCGTTTTCGGCTGGTTGTCGTAAAGGCTTGTGCGGCCTATGCTTTCCGGCTTGTTCCAAATGGTGACGCCTTTCTGCATGATGCCACGCATGGTGTCACGGCTGGATTCGTCGCCTTCACTGTCAATGATATACGCCTCGGACAGTCGCCAATAGGAAAAATGCGTCATGCAATTGAGCTTCTCGGGCATTTCTATGAAGCGGTGTATGGCGATGCCGTAGCGGAGGAAGTAGTCGCCGATCATGCTCATGACGCCCGGCACCATGGTTTTGACCTGGTATCGCAGGTTGATGCCTCCGTTGGCGAGCATCAGACCGTTTCCGCCCTGCTGTCCGCTGGTGGATGGCGGGGTCAGCTGGGCCTGCTGGACTTGCGCCTGGATGGCGTTGATGGCGTTCTGGTAGTCGCCTTGCGTGGCCCTGCGCCCGTATGCCTGGTTTGCGTCCAATGCCATTCCGGCCTGCATCTGGTTGTTGGCGAACTGCTGATTTTGCGCCTGCTGTCCGATAACGCTCTTGTACATGTTCGCGCCGAGGCCCAGGCCGGCCTGGATTGTTCCGCCGATGTTGCCAGTGGCGCCGGTGCCGAGGACTCCGGCCGCTCCGGTGATGAGGTCGGCGATGCGGCTTCGGTCGGTCAGCTGGTTCTGGATGTCCTGGTTGGCCTGGTTGGTGGCAAGCTGGCTTTCGGTGACGTTGCGCTGCATGTCGAGCGCTGCGGTTCCCTTGGTGCGCGCCCATCCGGCCGACTCGTAACTGTAGGCGCGCGTGTAGGCGGTGTTGGCCAGATAGTTGATGTACATGTCGTTCACTATCGAGAATTGCGGCCAATTGTCGAACCAGACGGCCGAATCCAGGGTGTCTCCGAAGTATTGGATGCTTCGTCCGGTGCTTGGACCGTTGGGGATGGGATTGTGGTCCACCTGTTTACTACCAGCCCCGTTGTCTCCGTATCCACGCAGATAGAAGCCGTATCGAGTGAAGGGGAGCACCGCGTTTCCGACGAAATCGATGCCCGTGTCCATGCCGTTGAGCAGTTGCGGCTTGTAGAAAACTGGGCTTCCGTCGCATCCGGACAGTTCGATCACCGAATATGGATAGGTGAGGAGTTTCTTGACGATCCGGTAGCGTTCCGGGATGGCGTTCATGATGTCGTCGATCGGATGGATGGTCGCGAAGGTGGATGGCAGCGTGTCCGATGGCGTGTACGCATGGACGCCGCCGTATTTCGAGTTGAGCTGCCAGTCCGTCTGTGTCCATCTGGTGAGGCCCTTTGGCACGCAGTAGATGGCCTGGATGTTGCGGCTGATCCATGAATAGGCGCGGGCGGCGGACAGGAATTTACTCCAGTCGTCGGCGTCGAATGCGAGGTATTGGCAGCCGTTCGGCAGCCAATCGTAGTAGCGTGGTACTGCGGTCTGCTGGTTCGGCTTGTCCACAGTTCCAGGATCCGCCTGGAGGTCTGCGGAGCATACGACGATGTACATGACGCCGGCCTCCCTTCCGGGTGCCGCGTGTGCGAAGAGGCCCAACACGTCCTGATGGCTGACTGCGAGGGTGTCGCCAACGTCGAGGTCTTCGGGGACGCTCTGGTATTCGCGCAGTGATTTCGGGTCGGTGGTGGCGTTCCCGTTCGCGATGCCCAGGTGGCCGCGTTCGATGTAGCTGCGGCCCCATTTCGTGGTGGGCGCGTATGTGGTCCACACGTCGAGCTGGAGACGGATCCTCGTGGTCTGCGGTGTCAGGTATTCGATGCCGGTAATGAAGTAGTAGAGGCGTCTTGTGGTATCGCCTTCCATTGGTGGATTGTCAACCATGAGGTAGTTGTACCGGTTGACCCTGTTGAAGGGCATGCCGATGTCAACTGGATCGAATGGTCGTAGGTACGTGTATGTGTCGGCTGGCTGTTCGAAGCCGTCTCCAGTCAGATTGTCGAACCACTGGTCACGAGCCGCCACACTGCTCCATTCAACGACGTCGCGGTATTGTGCATCCCATGGTACGCTGACGAGTCTGATTCTGGTTCCTGGGATCCATGCGCGGATCATCTGGTAGGCCATTGCATATTCTCCGAAAATCAGTGGAGGGGACGCGTCACATGACAAACGCGCCCCCTCCTGTTGGTTGATGTTGTCGTCATTCGCCGCTTGCGGCGGAGACGGTGACCTGCATCTGGCTGGTCACGTCCGGCTTGAGTCGGCTGATAGCCATGACGGTCAGCTTCGTGCCGGCCGGGCAGGATGCCGCCACGGTGAGGATGCCGTTGGCGTCGATGTTGGTGTTGTTGTCCGGTGCGCCGATGAGGGTCCAAACGACTCCGTTGTTGGCGTCTCCGGTGACGGTGGCCGTGTAGTTGGAGGTGGTGCCGGCCTTTACGGTCGCGCTGCCGCTGATGGTGATGGCTGTGACCGCCTCCGGCGCGGGTGCCTTCTTTCCGATTCCGACGCGCAGGAGGCCCTGCTTGGTCGGGTCGGTGATGCTGGTTGCGCGCAGCAGCAGCCAATCGTTCTGCTCGTCCGTGCCGAACCAGAGTTCGCCGTCTCCACGGACGAAGGTGTTGGTGCTCTTCGGTAGTCCGCTGGTGCCGGCGATGTCCCAGGAGACGGCCTGGCTGGGATCGTTGGTGCCGGTGACGGTTGCGGTGAGCCTGGTTGTGGTGCCCTTGGTCGCGTATTCCGGGGTAGCGCCGTTGATGGTCGCGAAGGCCACGGTGACGTCCGTGACGGTTGGGACGATGGTGATGTCTTCGCCGGTGTCGGAACGTGGCGAGAAGAGTACCGCGTTGACGAACTTGGACATTCCGTAGATTCCCCAGCGATGCAGGAAGTAGTTCACGCTGTCGTTCTTCGGATTCTGGATGGAAGCGCTCTTCACCTTGGTGTCCGCGCATACGAGGATGTCCGGATCCGCCAGGAGCGCGGCGGATCCGTATGGCACGTTGTCCAATGGCAGGCGATCCACGGTCTCGACGCGGCCCATGAAATTCGTCTTGTCCATGTTGAAGGCGCTTGCGAGCACGTTCACGTCGAAGTTGGCGAGGAAGCGCGGCGTGACGAAAAGCACCGGATCGTTGGTTTTCGCCGGCAGACCCTCGGGATTGTATTCCGTGTGCAGGAACGGGAAATCGAGGTATTTCTCGCGGATCTTCTGCGCGATGTCGAGACCTGTCTTCTGCTTGTCGTCGGCCTTCGAGATGTCGTCGATGTGGACGTTGTAGAAGGGATTTTCGCGGTCGCGCAGGGCGAACAGTTCGCGCATGATGAGATATTCGTCCTCTTCGGCCGACGTGTAGGGGAGGGCGAGCATGTTGTTGATGAGGGTGGCCACGCCGGTCTCGGATTCCATCATGGCCTGGCGCAGGATGTCCTCGCTGATGCTCAGATCATACCGGTCCTTGCGGTTCTGGAGGTAGTAGTTGGTATGCACTTCCGGCTCTTCGACAGTGAAGACGTCCGTGGCGTCCTTGTCATACCGGTGGGCCTTCATCAGGTTGTAGCCGAATTCTCGGATCCAGCTGCCGTTAGTCTGAATTCCGGCGATCTTGTGACGGCCCAGTGGATTCTGGAAGTCGTTGACTCGGAAAAGATCGATGACGAGGCCGTTGAGCAGGACCTCCAGCCAGTCGTTCCAGGCCGGCATGTACGAGTCCATGTAGTCGATGGTGGCCTGCATGTCGCCCTGTGTGGCGTTCGGCACGCGGTTCGCGAAGGTCAGTCCGAGTTTCTTGGCCTGAGCGGTCACGGTGTTGAAGATCTTCGCGTTTGTCGCGGCCTTCGGATTGGTCGGATCGGTGATGAGCGGTTTTGGTAGATTCTTGGCCATTGGTTCTCCTTTATTCCTCGTCGTCGATGACGTCGGCGAGGTTGTCGATCATCTCGATGTCCTCGTCTTCGTCGGTGTCGTTGTCAGGATCTTCGATGTCCTGGCCGTTCGCGGTGAGCAGCTTGTAGTTTTCGGCCTGGAGGCGCTGCACTTCGGCCTTGAGGTCGGCGATGGTCTTGTTGAGACTGTCGCTGTTGGCGGTGCTGCCGGCTCTGAAGTCGTCGTAGCTGGCCTTGATTTCGTCTGCCAGGGCGTCGATGTCGTCGAGATTGTCGAGCGCCCTGAGTTTGTCGATGAGTTCGTCCATTTTTTGCCCTTTCGCTTGCAAGTGGGGGACGGTTCCCAGTATAGCAGCGAGGCGGCTGGGTTGCCCATATACGGGACCTCAAGCCGCCTCTGATGATTGGGAGAGCTACCGACGCCAACAGGGGCCGACCACCACAGTCAGCGCCACGCGTTCGCACGCGGTTGTGTGGCATTTTATCTCCTGCAAGGACATCTCACACCCTCCTGTCGTCCAGCATATCATGAGACTAGTCCGGTGATGCGGTACTTTCCCGGAATCATGCGCACGCGCACTCCTTTGATTTCGGGCAGCCATCGTTCCAGTCCCGGTTTGATTTTGCCACTGTCGTCGTAGTTGCACCATCCTTCATGATAGGTGGTCCAATCCATGGCCGATGAAATGTTCTCCGGCATTCCGGACACCTTGCATTCGAGACCGTGGGAGTCCTCCCACATGTAGCTTTTCTCTCTGATGTGCATGCAGTCGTCGAAACGTTTTTCGACCTTCCACGCTCCGAATGCGTTATCATCCAGGATGATTCCCTGCGGTTCGTCGGTGCCGATGAGGTGCATGCTGTCGGTGTCGCAGTAGACGACGCGGCCGCGATTGGCCTGGATGGCGTGGATGAGTTCGCGCCGGCCGTAGGCGTTGATCCATGCGGCCACCGGCGTGTAGATTCCCTGTGAGAGTTTGACGCGTGATTCGTCGTACACGATCTTTCCGTTTTCCCACTCGGGTATGAGGTTGCGGCGTCTTGTCTTTGTTCCGAATTTGCCGAAGAGGCTGTTGAGCATCATCTTGGCCATCATGCGCTGTCCGCTGTCGCTGTGGCGCTTCCGCTCTCCCCATTTGCTGACATATGCATCGAACATGCCTTTCTGGCCGTAGAATTTCAGTCCTCCTTTCCATTCCACGATCATAAGATCGTAGTTTTCCTTGACCAGCTGCCAGTCGATGTCGGTCATGGTCACCAGTGTTGGCTGCATGCTGTGGCCTGGTTCGGCTTCGTCCTTGCGGTATCGGCGTGGTAGCACCGGAAGTCCGTCCGGTTTGATGTCCCAATCGACTATCGCGGATTGCAATGTGATGAGTCCATCGTCCTCGGCCTTGCCTTCGAACGGTTTCGGCCTTCCGCATGGCAGACGGTTACCCAAAGCGACGGATGGATAGAGGCTGTTGGCGTCCACGGAGATTCCTGGACCGGTGTGGCGGTTGCGCCATTCCGGATCGATCCACACGAAGCCGCCGTTGAATGCCTCGGCCACGAGATCCGTCTCACGTGACTTGAGCTTTGGAAACATGCGGCGGAAGTCGGCGCGGCCGATGATGTCTAGATATTCGTTGTATGCGTTGCTGCTGACCGTCGTTCGTGTCAGTTCCTCGGCGTTCAATGTGGCCAATACTCGCGCCATGACGCACACGTCGTCGCTGATGCGCCAATCCCTTTGTCCGTCGCAGACTATGCTTCTCATCTGCTTCATTCCAAGTGGCGCGATCCGGTTCATGTCGTGGAGGTCCACTAGACCGTTGGCAGCTCGGATCCTGATTCTTATAATTGTTCCGCTGTCGGCGATGAGCGGTTTGAATTGCATGACTGTTGGACTGTCGTCGTCCACTGCCTTCCAACCGTGGTCGAGGAGCCGGGCCATGATGAGGCGGCCGTCTATGTCGAGGTCGGCGCTGACCCAATGACCTGGCTTCGATTTCAGGAGCCGGGCTATGAGATCGTCCATTCCCTGGCCTTTCTCCACCACGTCCGGATCCGAGATGCGTGCCGCGCGCCATTCTCCGCATTCGCTCCATCCATCGGCTGAGGGCGTGTAGCAGAGTCTGAAGGCGCGCCAGTTCCTTTTCTTGCTGATTTCCGGCATATCCACCACGCTCCAGTCTATCGGTTGCGAGCGGAGCGAATAGCCATCTTGGTTCTCGTCTCGAAGATGGCGAAGTCGTCCGGATTCGACCTGATCTGGCGTTCCATCATCTCACGGTCAGCACGATACCAGAGGGCCACGTCGTCAAGCAAGCCGTAATTGTCGATCAGCTGTTCAAGATCCTCGGTCCTCATGTTGGAGATGCGGCCGGCCTCCTTGTCGAGCCCAACGGCCTTCAGCATCGCCACAGCGCTGCGCCTTCTGGACCTCATGAGCTTGCGTGGATCACGTTTGGCCCATTTCTTCGATTTGCCAGCAAGACTCTCGGCCTGACCCGCGCTGTAGGGGCGGCGATACTCCACGGTCTGCAAAGGGAACGGCTTGACTTCCTTCTGGAGACCCTTGCGCACGCGTTCGCGCTGCTTCTCCTCATAGCGTTTCCGTTCGCGTTCGATACGGACGTTGTAGACTCTGATGTTCTTCCGGATCTTCTTCAGATCCTCGACCTTGACGACATCACCGGACTGGAGCACCGTCATCTTCGTGGTGTTGAATCTTTCCAGCTGGCGAGCGTATGCCTTGAGCTGCTGCGTGGTCATACCACGGATCTCGCCGTAATTGAGTCGCGGAGAGCCAATACGAATGCCAACGGCACCGCGCTTGCGCAAAGAATATTCCTTGTCACGGGCGCGCTTCTGCAAACGGCTCACGGCCTTCAAAGCATCCCGGCGTTTCTGGGTCATCCTAGCCATGTGTTATCCTTTCAATTGTGAATCTCGATAATTCACATCCTAGCACGGGCCGTGAATCAATGAAGTCCTCATTTAATCGGAAATTTTTGGAATTTCATCACGGCCCGGCTCCTCTCAAATTTTCCACACCTCACTCCAGAATCTCAATGTAAAGCAATTGTGAAGATTCAAGAAAGTTTTTTTCGCGGCGTGTCGCGACTGACACGGCTAATTGAGAAAAGTCTATAGAACATGATAAAGTGAAAAAAGAGGTTCCGTAGGTTCCGTAGGTAGTTCCAAGTTTAACGTTTCTTATTAATAATCATTATCAATAACGTAGTAATAAATAAAAGTCCGCCCCTAGTGCCTACCCACCAGCTAGACCCTC